ATCGGGCTTAGGGCCGGGAATATACATTTCGATATCACAATGATCGAGCTTTCCAATCGGCTTAAGAGTATAGGGGTCGAGTTTCCACCAAAATTTAAAACTAGCATCACGAGCAGGAACAAAATAATATTTCGTGTATGCTGAAGAAACAGTAGTGCCAAATTTGACAATCGGTTCGACGACAGGATCAAGAGTTCCACGATTCCACAACCATTTGACGAGGTGATAAGCCCCGAAAGCGGCGTAGAGATAGCAGAGATTCCGGATAATAATGTCAAACTGACTGAAAAGAGCGGAAGCAAAGGCGTTTGACTGCGCAGATGCAGGACGAACAACAGGGGGGGACAAGAATCGCTCCCAGAGATGAGAAGCAAAACCACGGCGAGTGTGTTCGTAGCACGGAGTGTGCGGGACAGTGAAAAGCCTGATATACAGAACAAATGCCTCAACAGAATGGAAACTATATGAATTGATGAAGCAATAGCGAGCAAAAGAGGAGAACTCGCGGGAGAGCTGGAAAGCATCCTTACACAGAACTGTGAAGCAGTTCGTAGTCGTGAGTTTGTGCATGTCGGCAGTCGGGGGCATCGGGAGTTTGTGTTGATCAGAATACTGAGCGACGAGCGCTTCCATATCCTTTTCAATGAATTTACCGGTGGTAGAATCGACATTAATGCCGACGGGGATAGGCTCGGCATAAAGGAAGTTTGCTGCTGTCTGCCAAAGATCGACATGACAGGTGGAAGAGAGAAGAGGTTTACTTCCAAAAGTGACAATGTGAGCGGGGAAAGCCTTAAGGGCGGAGAGCAGACGAGATGCACCAGAAGGGCCATCGAGAATGACCATGTCACCAGGATTGGCGACTTCAGCTTCTGAGCTAGAATAGGCAAAAGCTGTAGATCGACGGAAATTGTCGTGCTTTGAGGTTTCACTTTCAACTGTCCACAATTCGCGAACAGCTTCAGGTTCATCGTCAAAAACAACAACTTCAGGAGAAATTTTGGATCGATCGGTGGGGACTTCGGTGACAGTAACGGGAGCAGTGGAGGAACCAGAGTTAAAGACTTGGTTGATTCCTTCAAGATAAAGGGCTGTCTTAGCTTCCTCGGTCATAGGGGTGACCTTGGGGCGGGCAGAAGGTCCGGCAGACATATCGACATCGGCATCTTTGTATTGGGCAGTCCAGTAGTCGGAGA